GTTGCGGCCGACTGGTGCCGCGCGCGGCGGTCGTGGGGGTGTTTTACTTACGAAGGTTTGCCCGAATTCGTTGAACGCGCCACGCGTTAGAGCAAGTCTGAGCCTTCGGGCGCCTTGTCTGGCGCCAGTAGCGCCTGCCGCTTGGCTTGGCGGAGCTCTGCCAGCAAGTCGCTTATAGCCGCTTGCCGGGCTTGCAGCTCGATAGGCCCACCGTCCGGGCCGCTATGCTCGACAGAGGCGCGCTCGCGCCAGCGTTCCGGCGCACGATTGCCAAGCCAGTATTTGATGGCACCGACATCGGCCGGCATGTGCTCGACGTAGGTGGCGCGCTGAACGTTGCCCTCTTTGTCGAACGCCACTTTCTCCCTGCGCGCCTCATATCCCGTGGCGCGCTTGTACAAGGATTCCTCAACCCGGCCCGTGGCGATGTCGAGGCCCAGCTGCCAGTTCTCACGGAACGCGGGATAGCGCTGCACCCAGCCATAGAGCGTTTCAGTAACGACGCCAAAGGCCTTGGCCACTTCATCGGCCGTCATACCGCTTCCGCGCATATCACGCACCTGGAGCGCGTATAGCGGGCGATACTTGACGTTGCGATTGTAGGTGTGAGCAGCGACCCGCCTGCGATTGCGCTTGGTGCCCTTGGTTTTGGGCGGCTTATCCAACGCCACAAAGCCCGGCGGCAACAATTCCGATACGAGTTTGGTTTGAGGAACAGCGGCCATGACCGCCCACTTACCCCAACCCCAAACCCCAATCAACCCCTCCCCAGATCGGGCGCGCGCCGCTGTCAGGCCGGGGGTATATATACCCCCCGGGCCATGTTACAGCTAGCGCTCGCTCATCCGACCTTCTGCATTTTTCCCATGTTACATAGCACCCGCCCCCCATGTTACCGGGTTAACCTGTTGATTTAATTGAATGTTACATTCGCGGGGCCCGTGTTACGGGCCTGAGTTACAGCGACCGGCTGAGCGCCAAACCCGCCCCGAAAACCACGTTGGCGGTAACACGCCATTTTTGGCTGTAACACTCAACAAAATCAAGGGGTTAGCTGTAACAGCTTGACTTGGCCCCCCGGCATGTTACAGCATAGCCCGGTAACAATTGCCAAGCACCACCTACCCCCATCGCCTTGACGATATTTGTGCATAAGGACAAAAAAGCCCATGACCGAGCCTGAATTACACCTCGCTTCTGAAGTCGCCGAAGCTGCCGGCGTCACCCGCCAGACCATCTGGCGATGGGCCCGCGACGGCAAGATACCAGAGCCCCGCTGCAACCCATCGGACCCGCTCCGCCGCGGCTGGCCGCTTGATGACGTGGTACATATCATGCGCCGCGCCCGGCACGAGGAGCACAAGCGCAACAACCCCGATTACAACGCTGAGTTGCGACAGGCGATCAAGCAGGACCTGGAGCTGCAAGCCATGATCAAGGCTCACCGCGCCGCTGGCCGGCCGGTCTACGCCGCTGTCACCGCCGCTTTAAAGATCGAACGGGAGGCTTGCGAGCCCGGCACAAGCAACACCGAGTTGCTGAAGCGCATTATCCGCCGCCTGTCCGCTGCCTACCTCGAAAACGCGCCAGACGGCTCCGACCTGCTGTAAATCATGCAAGGTTGCAATTAACGCTTGCAACTTCCGCCGTATGCAGTAAACAGTGATTCGCAACCGAACGAAACCACTTGGATTATACCTCAAATCACTGCTCAACAGCAAGGAAAGGCAGCTCAGGCAGGGGTTGGCGCAAGCCTTCCCTGCCTGAGCTGGAAAGGCCAACATGGCTGCAATCTATGCCTACGACGCGGATGCAGTGGCGCTCATTCGTCGCCATCATCCCTTCGTCAACGCGATCTATGCGGACCAGTTGCTGCACAATTTGGGCGCGCGCAGCTGTGTTGCAAAGGCCCGCATCCTTGCGAGTGTCGAGCCGGACCATGTGCATCAAGGCTCGCGTTATTGGGCAACTGGCGCGCTAATCGACGCATATCAGGCAGGCGCCTCGTAATGCCCGCACTGGCGCCCCTCGCATTCACCGTTGCCGCGTGCGTTGCCTTGTCCAGCTTGGCCAGCGACGCGCGGCGCTTCCCTTCCATTGTGCGCCAGTTGTCGCGCCGGATTGAAAGGCTTTGAGCATGAACGTTAGGATCTTTTGCGGCGCCGCCGCTTACGCCATGATTGAGCATGAAGGCGGCCGGACTGATATTCGCCTTTCTCCAGGGAAAGGCGCGCCGGCTTCCCTTCGCGAATATGCGGCTGAGCAACGCGCCAAAGCGGCGCGAATTGTCGCCCTGGCCGATTTAGCAGAGCAAGCGGCCGATTGCCTAGAATCGCCGGCGCCTAGCTATCTGCAAGCAGGCGAACGGCTATGGAACGGCGCGATTGTTTCGCATTGCCTTGCCGTTGCCCATAACCGGCTGTCAGACAGAATTGCCGCATTCGAGCGGGACGGGCGCAAGGTGCCGGAATCGCTTTGGAATGCGCGGCATAAGCTAATCCGGGATGCAATCTAGCCGAAACTGGGCGCGCGTTGCGCCTAGTCGCGCGGGACTGCCTGCCCCGTGCCTGACGAGGCAAGGCAAGAGGAAGGGCCCCAGGCCATGTTTCAATATGACAGCGCCAGCGCCTGCAAGGCGCAATTCCGGCAATTCCGCAATCGGCTGGATTTGGCCGATTCCCCGTTCGTTCAGGACATAGAAACGGCTGGACATAGGGCAGGCATTCATTGCCGCGCCGATGCTAGCCGGGCCTTGCGCGATTATATCTGGCGCAAGCAATGCGCGATTGTCCAGCATATCGCGGCGCGTGAACCCTGGCGCGCAATCGTGAACCATGGCCGGGAATTGCCGCTTGCAATGCGGAGGGCTGGCAATGTCTGAAATCCCGCCGCTAGAGCCCCATTGCGGATCATGGATTGCGGTTAGCCGCGCCACTGGCAAGCCCGCCATTGAGATATTCAAGGCGGATCGAGCCCTAGCCGAGCAGATCAATTTTGCCGCCTATGCCGTGTTCACCGCTGCACAATGGCTTGGCGCGATGAACGCGGCAATCCGGGCCGGCCATGCGGACTATTGCCGCGAAGCGCTGGCCAGCTTGGCCGGCGCCAAGCGCGGCACAATCGCGAATATGGTTTTTGGGGACTATTTCCAATGACGCGCGCCCTATCACGTTCTGAACGCATCGCCGCGTCACCGGGGGGATTCGGCCCTAGGCATGGCGGCACGCGCAACCATCCCTCTAGGCGCGCGGCTTTTGACGCATGGCTAGAGGAAACGCGCGGGGAGCGCGAAGCGCTGGCCAGTCTGAACGATATTGCAAAGGGCCCATAGGCTCAAACGGCTGGCAATTGCCCGATGCTAGCCGCAACCATAGGGCAAGACATTGGAGATACTCGACATGGCAAAGAATATCCGCAAGCCAGCCCCGCGTTTCGACCGCACGCGCCAGCCGGAAAGCAAGGCCCGGGCCTTGACGCGGCGCGGCGAACGTGTCGCCAAGTCGGCCCGGCTTTTCCTGGCGTTCGCCTTCCCGGCTGAATTGGCATTCTGAGGGGATCGGCAATGGCCATGACAAAGAAAGAGCGCGCGGCGCTGGAGCGTATCCTGTCCGGGCTGGAGCGCGGTCTAGCGTTCATCGACAAGCCGGAAACATTCATCGCGCGGAAGTCGGCCGCAGGCGCTGCAATGGCGTTTTCCCGCACCGTCACGCCCGGACAAGTGGAGCACGTTTTGCGCTCGGGTGATCCGTTAGCCTATGCCGGCGAGCAAAGCATTGCCGTCATTTGCAAGGATATTGGCAGCGAATTTGCCCTGATCCGCACGGCGCGCCGCGACCTGGCAAACCTTTTGAGCCCGGCAATGGATTGACCCCTACCGCCGCTTAGTGGCGCGCGGGGCTCAGCCCCCGCCGCCTAGCCCTATCCCGCGCGCCAGCGGGGCAGAGCTAGACGCAAAGCCTACCCTATCCGCATCGCCCGCGCGGATAGGTCAACCAAGGGCGAAGGGATCGAGACAATGATCAAATTCACCCCTACCGAGGCAACCGCGATCAATGCCGCATGGCAAGCCGTCAAGCAGCTTTGCGAATGCACCAACTGGAGCGATTCCGGCACCTGGCGCGAGGCGGAGAAGTTGGAGCGTCAGCAAGCGCCAGCCGATGAACCGCGCGCCACGACCGCGACATGGGCGCGCGCCATGATCTGCAAGCAGTGGCTGGAAGGACTGGAGAGCCCGGACACTAGCGCGCGTGACCTGTATGGGATTCGGCCCGGCTGCCTTGCCGCTTTCATGCTAGGCGTGCGCCATGCGATCGAGCGCGCCGGGACCGATTACAACGGCCCCATGGTGACAGAAGCCGCAGAGCTTTGCCGCGCCGCCGTCGCGGCTAACGAGGCGCACACGCGCCGGATCGTGGAGGGCTGAAGCCATGCCGGACACAAAAGCAATGAGTGCCCTTGTCAGTGAAGCGGCAAGGGCCATCGGGCCGGACTTTTCGGCCTATACCGAGCGCGACGGCGGGCCCTGGTATCTGATAGCAGGCCACCGCGAAAGCTGGCACGGCGCGTCCCGCGTTGCCGATACTGACACGGAGGACCGCGACACGGCCCGCGCTTCCATTCGTGAATTCTGGCGCGTTGAAGCGGAAAGCGAGGAAGCGGCGTGTGGCAAAATCGAAGAGGGCAGCGGCGACGCGGAGTTCCTCTTCGACGAAACACTAGGCGACGAGGACGAACGCGCCGTTGACACTGTGCATCCTGGCGACACGCTCGACGGGCAGCTTTTCCGCCGCAAGGTGGAAGCCGCCGCGCCCGCGATGCTGGCGGCGCTGGAAAAGCTCCTGATGCGCTGGGGTGATTACCTTCACTTCGCCGAATCGGCGGGCGAGCCTAGGGACGGCGCTTATCTGGAACAGGCCCGCGAGTACGAGGCACAAGCCCGCGCCGCCATCGCACAAGCGCGCGGCGGGGAGGCATGACCATGGCCCTGCAAAACAAGACCGCGCAAAAGCACCTGGACGCCACACGGAGCGGCACCGTGACCCGCGGGAACGTGATCGGACTGCGCAAGCTGATTAACGCCAGCGAGCGCAAGGCACGCGGCTGGAGCATCGGTGTTACGGCGTCCGCGGTGTCGCTGGACGACCTGTGGACCGTCGAGCAAGCGCTCGGAGAGAACCGGCCCACCGTGACCGGGGAGCTCGACGCCAGCGGGCGCAAGCTGCTCGCGAGCCCACGCTACGCCAAGCGGTTCAGCGAAGCGCAGCGGGACGCCATCGCGCGTATCGACCACTTCCGTCTTGTCCGGTTCGACCGGATCTGCGCAGACGGGACGCATTGCGTCCCGGTCTATGAGGTCTGGGCGCGCGATGCCATGGGCTTCCTGTATAACGCCTTCGCCTTCCGCCACGTGCCCTGGCAGAGCGGCGGCGATGAGCCCGAGATCGTGCCGAGCGAGGAGGGTTGAGCGACATGGCTTTCACCTACAATCTTACACCGCATCCGCTGGCGACCACGGTCAAGAGCTACAAAGGCTCGTTCCTGATGACGTTCGCGGAAGCCCCCGGCGATCATGTGCTCACGGATTGCGAGGACATGGCGCTCGCACTGGGCGGGAGACACGCCGGCAGGTGGAGCGGTGGTGGAGCGATCGCTTACACCCTCAGCGCCGCCCAGGCGCGGGATATGGCCATACTTATAGACAACGGCTGGCGTGGCATCCACATGCCCCGGCACATGCGCGCCGCTGCTTACGCTGAACGCGCGTTCTGGCACCCGGAACATGGCGACTGGTTCGAGCGATCAGACGCGATCGCGCTGTGCGACAAACCTCCCGAACGGTGCCGCTGGACTGTAGAAATGTATTTTACCAACCGCGCTTGACTATGTAACCCTATCGGTTTAGCTTTTCGGCGAATCGAGTATCAGAAGGACCTGCGATTATGTTTGAGATTTCTAAGGAAATGGTTCCGGTTGCACCCTTGAGCAGGAGTCGGTCTGGCCGGCTCAAAGTCTACCCTTTCGCTGACATGGCCGTAGGGCAGCATTTCGACGCCCCTCGCGACATGGGCCGCGCGGCCGGCGGGAACGATAAGCGGCAAAGCGCTGTCTCGTCATGCGCCCGGAGCTACGTGCGCAAGCACAACCCGGGCGCTCGGTTCGTCACCCGGACGATAGACGCCGGCACGGTGCGTTGCTGGAGGATCGCATAGTGCCGGCGCCCGCAAACCCCGCCCGCCCGTGGAACCGCCATAGCGAGGTCCGCACATGCGCGACTTGCGCCGGGCTGGGCATCCTTCCCGCGCCGCGCCTGCCTTCCGCGTGGGACCCGTTCCCTGAACGGCCTTGCCCGGATTGCGACGGCGAGCGCGGCCCGGAATGCGATGTCTGCGGCTTCACGCAGCCGATCAAGGGCTATGACTGCCTCGCCTGCGATACGGTCGCCAGCCTGACGGACGATGACTGCGCCGCTTTCGACATCCCGGCCTTTGCCGACGCGCTCGCCATTGCCTTTGTCGCGCGGAGTGTCGCGTCATGATCCGCGCTCTCACCATAGCCGCCGCTGCTGCAACGCTGGTTGCCATCGCCGCGTGGCCTCACGTCCAACTGCGCTGCACGGATGCCGTGGCGCTCATTCAGGACTGCCGAAATGGCCAGTAACGCCCGCACCAAAGCCGCCTGCGATCAGGCCGCGCAAAACGACGCCGCGTTCGATTGGAAAGCATGGAACGCCGACATGGGCGCCCGCTTTGCCGCCACCCAGCGCGCCTATGACGCATGGAACCGGCAGGCCGAAGCAACCCACGCCGCCGGGCTGGCGGTTGTCGAAGCATTCGAGCGGGCTATTGCCCAGCTTGCAGGAGACGCAGCATGATCAAGTTCGATGTCACCAACCGATTTACGGGCGAGGTTCAGTTTACCGCCGAAATTGAATGCGCCGAAAGCGCTGGCCGCAGCATCAAGCTGGGACTGGCCGTCAAGTGGGCCATCAAGTCGCGTGCCGATCTCGCGCGTGCATATCTCGCGGGTGCATATCTCGCGGGTGCCGATCTCGCGCGTGCCAATCTCGCGGGTGCCAATCTCGCGGGTGCCGATCTCGCGGGTGCCAATCTCGCGGGTGCCAAATGGACAAACGGTGCGGCAATTACTCGCGCGCCGATCCAAGTATTCGGGCTGGATTACCCCATTACCATCGTCGATGGGCATATGCAGATTGGTTGCGAGCTTCATACACTGGCCGAGTGGGAAGCATTTGAAAACGAACGGATTGCCCGCATGGACGGCGCTAGGGCGCGGCGCTTTTGGGATGCCCACCGCGCCACGCTCCTCGCGCTGGCGAGGGCCGATAAACGCTCATTCGAACCAGCCCAGCTTGCAGGAGATGCAGCATGACCGCGCCCCGCATTCACGCCACCAGCAACCCGATGGGACAGCCCGCGCCTATCGCTCCGATGGCAAAGCACGATGCCATGATCGCGGGTATCGCCCCAGGCTTTCCGTGGGGACGGTTCATCGGCGGTGTCGCCGTGCTTGCCGGGCTTTGCGTGGTTGTCGCTGTCTGCGCGAGTGCGCTGCCGTGACTTTAGAGGCTTTAGAAACCGCATTAGCAGTCGAGGAGGCTGTTTCCGCTTGGTTAGATACGCCGGGTAAACAAGAAGACTGGGATGACTATGACCAACTTCGTACCGCCACATTTAGCCGCATTTGGATTTTACGTGATCTGATCGCCGCCAAGCGCGCGGCGCTGACAAAGTCGGAGATATGACGATGACAAAGAGATACAAACTTCTCCCAGAGCACGAAGCTCGCTTTCCCGAATGGCGCGATCGATGGATCGCGAATGCGATGTCCACAGATGCCATGACCGAGGCCGACCGCAGACTATGCCGAGAAGCTGTGCTTGGCCTCTATGCCGCCGCGAAATTGCCGCCGCCTAAGCATATCGTTTTTGTGCCATCCCCTTTTGTGCTGGCCTTTGCTGGCGGATTCTCGGCAGCGAGGTGGCATCTTTTCAAAGATGGAGCCGCGGCCTACGCCGCGACCAGAGCCGCGACCAGAGCCGCGACCAACGCCGCGATCAGAGCCGCGACCGACGCCGCGACCTACGACGCGACCAGAGCCGCGACCGACGCCGCGACCTACGACGCGACCGACGCCGCGATCTACGACGCGACCAGAGACACGCTCAGAGCCGCGGCCTACGCCGATCTCTCTTGTTGGTATGTGATCCCTGGAGACATGCGTCAGTGCGCGGCAGACCTCGGGGTTGGTGCCTTCGGCTTACAGTGCGCAGCTTCTTCATGGCGCATGTGGCAAGGCGGAAACCAATGGTCTGGGTCAGACGCTTTCCTGACATTTTTTCAGGACGTAGCAGAAATTCCACTCGATTATTCGGCCTACAATCACTGGCGCACCCTAAGCGAGCATTCCGGGCCGCGCATCATGCACCCCGATTTTTGCATGATTTCGGACCGCCCGGAAATTCTGACTGTGGACGATCAAAATCGCCCGCACGGCGAAACCGGCCCATTTTGCCGCTGGCGCGACGGGAGCGCGCTCTATTCGTGGCATGGCACCCGAATCCCAGCCTCATGGATCGAGCGGCGCGCTATACTTGATCCGGTGGAAGTGCTGCGCGAACAGAATGTCGAAATAAAAGCGGCAGGTATTTCGATCATCGGCATGGCCAAGATGTTCGACCAACTCGGCGGCAGGATCATCGACGACAGCGGCTCCCCAGACATCGGGAAGCTTGGCGAGGTTCGCATTCCCGGCCTGCCGGAACCGGGCCGCTACCTGATCGCTGAATGCCCCCGCAACGGCACCATCATGGAGGGCGTCCCCGCGGTTTCAGACATCGACGGCCTCCCCATTCTCACCGCGCTTCATGCGCAGGCTTGGCGAATTGGCGATCCGCTCAGCGATTATCAACACCCGCCGCAAAGGACTTGAGACATGACAAAACAGATCATTGGTGCCCAGGGCGAAATCACCATCATCAAGATCGACGCCATCCCCGGCGGGATCGAAACCAAGCCGGTCGAGCGATCCGCGAAAGGTTGGATCATCAGCCATTCGGAAAGCGGTCACCATCATGTGTTGACCGGCGGCGAGGTCATGGAGCGCACCGATAAGGTGCCTGCCGGAATGCAGGTGCTTTACGCGCTACTTGATGATCCGGCCTCGCTTATCCAGGACGCGCAGGTTCCGCATGGCGGATACGATCTCGCTCCCGGCACATACGAGTTCCGCATTTCTCGCGAATACGACCCATTCGCCGAACAGGTGCGGCGGGTGGCTGACTGACACTAACTTTCCACAAGGGCACCGGGGCGGCCAACAACTGCCCCGGTGAATTTTCTGAATGCTTGACACCTTACCCTGCACCCACGCCATCATCCGCGCGGCCCTTGAAGGAGGCAACAATGCTTGAGCCCTGTCCCGAATGTGGCGCGTTGCCGTGCGATTGGGTGAACAACCCGCACGCCCCGCCCACCAACCATAGCGACGATCCCATGCTGACGCCGGGGGAAGAGGCCGAATTGGTCGAACGGATCAACAGTAGTTGGTATCTACAACCTAATCCGCCCGGCCAGAGCGACGAGGCGCTGGTGGAGGCTATCGCTAAAACCATCGCCTTCGAAACGATGAAGGATATGGACCCGAAAGCCGAACCGCTGACTGACGAACAGTGGCGTGATAGCTCCCCGGAGGAGGCTGACTTTCTTCGCGGCATAGCCCGCGCCATCCTCCCCATCATCCACGCCCGCGAAGCCGCAGCCCATGCGGATGGTTTCCAGTCTGGCTTCGTGCAAGGCCGCCTAAAGGAGCAATACAGTGCCGAATGAACCAAGCAACGCCGCGAAGGTTAAAGTGTGGGAACTTACCAAACTCTATGCTGGCGGGAGACGCGTTATTGGCGATCCCTATGTCGCAACATACATCACGGAAATTGACCGCGCCTTCGCCCTCTATATCGACGAGGTGTCCATTAAGGCGCGCCAAGTGGAAACCTATCTCGACGCGGTGTTTTGCCAGAGCGGGCACAAGTCGGCGCGGGAACTTGTCCGCTCCCTCATGCTTCCCGTTCCCCCGGACCCGCTGGAGGATGTTGCTAAGGCGGCAGGGATCGGGCGTGGCGCTTTGAGTGATCTTCGCGCTGAACTCGACAAGCGTGGGATGGTCATTGTGAAGAAGGATAAGTAGATGGCGTTCTGCGACTATCACGCCTGCGATAACTGCGGCGCGGCCAAAACCTTCTATGATGCGCACCTGAATCAAGAATTTGTGGACGGCGCATGGCGTATCGATTGGGCGTCCGGCGGTGCTGGCTATCCTCCGTTTCCCGGCTACCAAGTCTGGGCACTTTGCCATGATTGCGAAAAGACGCACGAAATTGTTATTACGAAGAAGGAACGCGGCGATGGATGACGCGGAGCTAATCCACCAGTTGCGCAACCCGCACGGCCATAGCCAGATTGTCATGCGCCTTGCCGCTGCCGACCGCATCGAAGCCCTAACCGCCCAGCTAGCTGCGGCAAAGTGCAAGGAGGCGCTGAAACCACTAGCTTTGCCGAAACCACCGGGTTACGGTGCGGCGCAGGACACGAACACGGAACACCAAGTATGACGCAAACTCTCAACCACGCGATCACTCTGGCCGGCGGCGACGGGCCCTTCGCCCGCGAGCTCGGCGTAACCCGGCAGATCGTCGGCCGCTGGCGCAAGCGTGGCTGGGTCCCCCCGGCCCGGGCATTGGAGATTGAGCAGAAGTACGGCGTGGACCGGATGAGCCTGGTCAAGCCCTCTCTGCGTCAGTTGCTCGGAAGCGCCTCGTGACGAGGCCGTCCGCTGCGTCGTTTAACGACTTGTTGGGCGAGGTGATGATATCCAAGGGTGGGTGAAAGACGAAGCTCTGCGATTGGCGGAATGCATGACTTTGTGGGCGCCGGCCTCAGCTCTGGAGACCATAGCCTGTGCCGCCTGGCTGTTCGGCACGACGCCGCGTGACGTGCTCAGCCGATCGCGCCACCAGGCGCACTGTGTCCCACGCTATGCTGTCTGCAAGGCGCTGCGCGTGCGCGGCACCGGTTACGCGCGGATCGGGCAACACATCGGCCGCCATCACAGCACTGCCATCAACGCTGTTCAGCGAGCCGACGAGATCATGGCCGGCAGCTACTTCTTCGCTGATGCTGTGGCCACGCTGGTCGCGCTACGCGACGGCGAGTTTCTTGAGATGCAGCGCCGCGAGGGTTGTAAGCGGCGCATACCCATGTTACGCAAACCCAAACAACCGAAGGACATTGTGGTATGGGAGTGATCGAGACTCCATTCAAGCAGGCCCTGCGCTCGGCGATCGACGCCGGCGGTGGCATTGTCAACTTCGCTCGCACGTTGGGCGTGCGGCACCAGGCTGTCTACCATTGGCAGAGCAAGGGTTATATGCCGTTCGAGCGGGCCGCCGAGGTCGAGCGGCGCTGGGGCATTCCGCACCGGCTGCTGGTCAAGAACTCGGTAGCCCACGCATTGGATACTGTCGCTGCCGCCGACCTGCTGTAGGAGGACCACGACATGCGGATCGTAGACAGGGCGACCTTTCTCTCGCTGCCGGAAAACACGGTGTACCGGAAGTACGAGCCGGTGTTCTTCAACCCCACCGGCATCAAGATCGAAAAGCTGCGGGCCTGCCTGCCCGTGACAGCCTAGCCGTGCGTCATGGGGGAGGACGACATGGGTGAAGTCAGCCGCATAACGCCGGAAGTCCGCGCCGTTACGATCCCGGCGCCGCTGCGCGACCTGCCGATCTTCCTGTGCTGGCGCTATGAGCCCCGCTTTGAGGGCGATCCGAAGCCCCTCAAGACACCTTACTACCCTAGGGGCAACAAGCGCTACGGGGCGCAGGGCACCGGCGAGGACCGGGCCAAGCTGACCACGTTCGCCGTGGCGCAGGACCAGGCGGCCAAGCGTGGCATGACCGGCGTCGGAATGGCCCTGCTCGACGGCTACGACCTCGTCGCGCTCGACGTTGACAACTGTGTCAGCAACGGCACCATCCCCGATGAGGTGCTGCAAGCCGTCCGCTCGACCTATGCCGAACTGAGCCCCAGTGGGAACGGCATCCGGGCGATTTTCCGAGGCGACCTCGGCAACCGCAAGGCGCGCTCCACCGAGACCGAGTATGGCGTTGAGACGTTCTCCTCGACCGGTTACGTCACGCTCACCGGCGACATGCTGCCGCATGTCGACCTGCTCGGGCTGGAGGACACCATCGGGCGCGTCACGCCGGAACTGGAAACCCTGTGCCAGCGCCGCTTCGGCCAGCGCAGCGACAGCACGGCCGTGCCCGACGACTTCACCGTGGGCCACGCGCCGCCGCTCGGCATGGACGGCGAGGAGATTGAGTCGCTGCTCGGCAAGCTGGACCCGGACATGGGCCGCGACGAGTGGATAAGGGTCGGCGCCGCGCTGCACCACGAGACCGACGGCGGCGAGGACGGCTTCGACCTGTGGCACGACTGGTCCTCGCTCGGTGCCAAGTTCGTCGGCGAGGAAGACCTGCGGCGCAACTGGGACAGCTTCGACCGCCGCGCCGGCAGTCGTCAGCAACAAGTCACTATGGCCTCGGTCAAGTGGATGGCGCAGGAGGCCGACAAGGAGCGCGCCGGCACCCCGATCACCCCCGAGCAGGCATCGGCAGCGGCGGAGAGCTTGCTGGGCGCGCTGGTGCCCTCGGAGCGGGTCGAGACGCCGCCGGGATTCGAGGGGCGCTTTCCCATCTACCAGGCGGGCGCGCTGGCCTCGCAGCCCAGCACGGAGTGGCTCATCAAGGGCGTGCTGCCAGCCGCCGACCTCGGCGTGCTCTACGGCGCGTCGGGCAGCGGCAAGAGCTTTGTCGCGCTCAACATGGCCGCCGCCATCGCGCTGGGCCGGTCGTGGCGCGGCCGCAAGACACGCAAGGGCCGCGTCGTCATCATCGCGGCGGAGGGCGCGGGCGGCTACGGCAAGCGCATCAAGGCGCTGTGCCGCCAGTTCGGCGTGGACCCGGCGACGATCGACATCGGCGTGATGACCGCGCCGCCGGACCTGATGAAGCAGGAGGACATCACTGAGCTGGTCGCCTCGATCGCGGCATCGGGCGGTGCCGACCTCATCATCATCGACACGCTCGCCCAGACCACCCCCGGAGCCAACGAGAACTCGGGCGAGGACATGGGCCTCGCCATCAAGCACTGCCGCACGCTGCGCATCGCCACTGCCGCGACCATCCTGGTGATCCACCACGCCGGCAAGGACTTGCACCGCGGCGCGCGCGGCTGGTCGGGCATTCGCGCCGCCGCCGATGCCGAGATCGAGGTGACGCGCGACGAGGAGACCAATGAGCGCGCCATCCGCATCACCAAGCAGAAAGACGGCGAGGATGGGCTGGTGATGGGCTTCTCGCTCGACACCGTGCTGCTTGGCATGGACCCCGACGGCGACGACGAGACGAGCTGCATCGTGCTGGAGGCCCAGCCGCCTTACAAGGAGCCGCGCAAGGACACGCGCAAGAGCGGCGTGCGCGTCGTCGGGCCGCTCGCGCTGGCGGCGATGGCGCTGCTCGATGCGCAGGACAACGACGGCCCCGGTCAGCTGCTGCGGGAGGCGGAAGTAATCGACAGTTACTTTGACACAGGGGCCAGCGAGGGCTTGCAATAGCCTGCGAATCGGTCTAGGTAAGTTTCAGTGGCAACCAGAAAGGAGAGACGACATGAAGCACGTCATGATTGATTTGGAAACTCAAGGGGTTCGCCCCACGTCCATCATCCTGTCGATCGGAGCCGTCGTGTTCGACCCCGCGACAGGCAAACTCAGCGACACGTTCTACCGGAATGTCGACCCCGCCAGTTGCGAGGCTGTCGGCCTGACCCGGGACCAGAGCACCGTGGACTGGTGGGCGCAGCAATCGCCTGAAGCCCGCAAGGCGCTGGAAGCAGACAAGCGCCCGGTCTCGGAAGTGATCGCCGACTTCACCGGCTGGTGGAAGCGTGTTGGCGGTGAGTTCCCGTGGTCGCACGGCGCTATGTTCGATGTGGCCATCCTCGAAAACATTTACCGCACGTTCACACTGGACCCGCCGTGGTCCTTCTGGAACGTGCGCTGCTGCCGGACGATTCTGGCCTGCTCCAACCGGCGCATCTACCGCCCGAAGGACAGTGTTCACCACAACGCGCTGGACGACGCAAAGACGCAGGCTGTTGCCGTAGCGGCGTCCTTCCGCGACAAGCAATTCTCGGGGAGGTAGCGCCGTGCCCGCTGCGCACGACCGCGACTACTATCGCTCGCTTGGCACCGCTCTCCTGCTGCGTATAGCGCGGGAAGAGGGCCTCAACCAGGAGATGGCGATTGCCATCGCCGAGCGACTCGCCGCCGAGGATCGCGCCGAACACACCATCGGCCAATACCACTTCAACAACAGCACAGGAGACAACTGACATGTTCAAGCTCGAAGTAACCGCAGACAGCATCCCCGAACTCGCCGACCGGCTACTCGCCCTCGGCGCGCAACTCTCCATCCCGCCGGGGGTCAACATCGCCGCAGCCGCTGGTGCGTCGGCGGAGACGGATCAGCCGCAGCGCCGCACGCGCGGACCGAACAAGCCCAAGGCCGAGCTGGAAGTCGAAACGGCGCAGCAGGCTGCCGACGAGCGTGGCGAGCCGCAGACCGAGTCCATGGCCGACGAGCAGCCCGAGGCGGAAGCCGAAGTGGAAAGCGGCATCGTCGCTGCCGATCTCGACTTCGACAAGGACGTGGCCCCTCGCGTACTCGACCTGGTCGCCCGCAAGGGCCGCGAGGCCATGACCAACATCCTCGACCAGTTCGGCGCGGCCCGCGCCAGTGAAGTCGACGCGGCGCAGTGGCCTGAACTGGTCGCCAAGCTGGAAGAGGCGGCGGCCTGATGGCTGAGTACCACGCCAGCCTCTCCCCATCCGGGGCCTCGCGCTGGATGGCCTGCCCCGGCAGCGTCGTGCTGGAGGAGCCGTTCCCAGACGAGGACAGCGTCTTCGCTGCCGAGGGCACCGCCGCGCACATCATCGCCTCGCGGTGCCTCGTCGAGCACACCTCGGCGCGGGCATATCTCGGCGAGACGCTCAAGATCAGCGATCGCTGGTCGTTCGTGGTGGACACGCCGCTGGCGGGCTACGTCGACGACTACGTCAAGCTGGTCCGTGAGATGGCGGAAGGCAAGACCCTGCTGGTCGAGCAGCGGGTGCCGATCGGCCACATCACCGGCGAGCCCGGCGCGGGCGGCACCAGCGACGCGATCATCATCGACGCCAAGAACAGGCACATCACGGTCATCGACCTGAAATACGGCGTCGGCGTCGCGGTGGGCGCGCAGGAGAACCCGCAGTTGCAGCTCTACGCGCTGGGCGCGATCCGGCTGTGCGAGACACTGGCTGAGTTCGACAGTGCCAGCATGGTCATCCACCAGCCGCGTCTCAACAGCGTGAGCCAGTGGGAGGATGTGCCGGTCAGCGAGCTTGAGCGGTTCGCTGAGGCGGTTGCAGCAGCGGGCGACACTACCCGCGAAGCGCAGCGCAGGCACGCCGACGCAGGCGTCGACACCGCCGATTGGGCCGCGGCCTACCTGCACCCCGACGAGAAGGCGTGCAAGTGGTGCAAGGCCAAGGCGACCTGCCCGGCGCTGACAGACCTCGTGATCGAGACCACCGGCGCGGCGACGGCCGCCGACTTCGCCGACTTCGTGCCGGAGAAGCCTGGCAAGCAGACCGGCGACAACTACCTGGCCATCGCCATGGGCAAGGTCGCGCTGGTCGAGCAGTGGTGTAAGGCTGTGCGCGCCGAGGTCGAGCGGCGGCTGGTCGCCGGCGAGAAGCTGGACGGCTGGAAGCTGGTCGAGGGCAAGCAGGGCAACCGCGTCTGGACCAGCGAGCCCGAGGCCGAGCAGGTGCTGAAGAAGCTGCGGCTCAAGACCGACGAGATGTGGGAGCGCAAGCTCATCACGCCGACGGGTGCCGAGAAGCTGCTCAAGAAGGACCGGCCCAAGCAGTGGACCGCCCTGCAAGACATCATCACCCGCGCCGCCGGGAAATTATCAGTCGCACCCGCGACCGATCCGAGGCCAGCACTGGTCCCGGCAATTGCGACCGCCGAGGACTTCTCGGCACTCTCGAAACAGGAAACAGGAGAACTGGAATCATGACTACGGAAACCGAACCCCGCCGCGCTGTCACGCTGCTCTTGAAAAACAAGCGCCTCGGCTTCGCCGATCTCGCTGAGCCGCGCTCGATCAACGGCGGCAAGCCCAGCTACGGCGCGCGGCTCATCATCGAGCCGGACGACGCTGACGTGAAGGCGATCGAGGCGGCGATCAAGGAAGTCGCGCAGGCGCAGTGGAAGGACAAGGCCGCCAGCGTACTCGATCTGCTGGAGGAGAAGGGCCGCATCGCCTTCTCCAGGAAGCCCTACCGCAACAGCAAGGGCGAGGTATACAAGGCGTTCGAGGACAAGTTCAGCCTCGGCGTCAGTTCGAAACCAAGCGGCCCGGCTACTTCGACGAGTTCAACAACCCGCTCACCGAGGGCAACGCCGCCTCCAAGCTTTATGCCGGTGCCTACGTCCACGCGAAGGTCGAGTTCTACCCGCTGCTGCGCGACGACGGCAACCGCATCAACTGTGCGATCCTGGGGGCCATGTTCGCTGGCGAGGGCGAAGCCTTCGGCGGCGGCTCGCCGGTGGCGTCGTCCGACGACTTCAGCGGCATGGCCAAGGAACGGGCCAACGCAGCGGACTTGCTATGATGGCTGGCGAAGGGCACAACAGCGCCGATCAGCGGCTGCGGCTGCTGGTGGAGCGGATCGAGCGTCTTGCGGAGGAGAAGCAGGGTATCGCGGATGACATCAAGGACGTGTACGCCGAGGCGAAGGCCGTCGGCTATGAGGCCAGGATCATCCGAGAGATCGTCAAGTTCCGCAAGATGAAGCCGGACGACCTTCGCGAGCGCAACGCGGTCTTGCAGACTTACGCGCAAGCACTAGGCATTGACCTCCTTTGACGCTATAAGCGCGACCTGTGGCGGCTACCGGGGCTTTCCTCTCCCGGTATCCCGGTAGTCGCCACATCCACTGCTCGGGTGGCCCGTGTGACGGCGAATTGGTCGTCTCGCAGATTGCCCCCTTCGGTTGCCCCGGCGCACGGGCCTCCCGAGCAGTGGACAGCGCGCAGCGCAAAGCGGGTCTCCCACAGAGGAGCAACCTGTGAACCCTAAAGAACGCATCATCTACGACATGCTGGCCAAGGCCGCCGAGCACGGCGACGAGTGCCCGAGCAACGCTGTGCTGGCCACCGCCATCGGAGCCAGCAGCATGTCGGGCCCGGTCAAGTACGTGAACAGCCTCACCGAGAAGGGCTTCATCGCCATCATCCGCTCGCAGCGTACCCGCGTCGTCACGATCACGGCGACCGGCCAGAGCACCGCCAAGCCGCTGGACAAGTATCTGGCTGGTCAGCACGAGGCAGCCGCGCAGCGATGCGACCAGTTGGCCGAGCTGGTGTCGGAAGGATACCTGATCAAGGACGCCGCCGCCAAGATGGGCCTGTCCGAGGCGCGGGTGTGGCAGGTGTGGAAGCAGATCAAGGACGGGCTGGGGTGGCTGGGGTGACACATCACATCCTTTGCCCCCACTGTGGCCTTAATTTCGAGGCCGATGCCCCTGTGCGGCAGGACGGCTGGCTGCTGGACCACTACGCCGGGCGGGCCTCGTGGCGCGGCGTGAACGTCACCAACCGCGTCACCTGGGTCCGCGTCCTGCACACAGTCGCCACGGCACAGCCCAACATCGTCACCGTGGACGCGCTGCTCAACCGGGTGTCCACCAGCGAGCGGCCGAACACGATCCACAGCATGGTGTCGCAGATGCGCAGGCAGTGGCCCGCCAAGGTGCCGTGGCCGCTGGAAGGCGTCCACGGGCACGGCTACAGGTGGGTGGGGTGAGTAGGCGGCTTCTCTGGGTAGACGGCGTCAACAGCGCAGTCATGGCGCATCTGGTCTTGCAGGCGGACCCCGATGCGATCCCGGTCCATTGTGACTTGGGTAGCAGCGTCCATCCTGACAGCCACCGCTTCATCGAAGACCTCGAAAAGTGGTACGGCAAGGAGATCGTTCGCATCCGCAGCGAGCGCTACGCTGACATCGACGAGGTGTTCGAGGCGCGGCGCTACCATTCCGGCGTGAACGGAGCGCCTTGCACTGGTGAATTGAAGTTCGCGCCGCGCATGGACTTCCAGTTGCCCAGCGATCTTCACCATTGGGGCTACACCGCTGATAAGGTTGACGCCAAGCGCTTCGACCGGATGCTTGAGGCCTACCCGGCATTGCGCCAGCGTTCGCCGCTGGTGGAGATGGGGCTACGCAAGCGCGACACGCACGCAATGCTCGCCCAGCACGGCATCAAGCGACCTTGGGTCTACGACATCGGTATGCCCAACGGCAACTGTCTTGGGTGCGTCAAGGCCACGAGCCCGAACTATTGGGCGGCAACGCGCAAATGGTTCCCCGAGGTATTCGCCAGGCGCGCGGACCAGTCGCGCCGGTTTGGTTCGCGGCTCACGCGGATTAAAGGCGAGCGCGTTTTCATCGACGAGATACCCGCGGACTGGTCGACCGAGATCAAGGGCGGCATGGGCGGCTGCGGGTTTCACTGCGAGGGGTGGGACCTCCTGTGACCACGTTCTTTCTCGATCTGGAAACATTCTCCACCACGCCGATCAAGCACGGCTCCTACCGCTACGCCGAGGACTGCGAAATCCTGCTGGTCGCGTGGGCGCGCGATGGCGAGCGCGTCCGCGTCACCGATCTGACGGTCAGCCCGGACCTGAAGGCCGAGCTGGACGCCTTGCAGAGCATGGTCGACGAGGCCGACCGGGTCGTGATCCACAATTCGATGTTCGACCGCACGGTGCTGCGCCAGCATGGCGTACATATCCCGGTGGAGAAGATCGTCGACCCGATGGTTGTCGCCTTCCAGCACGCGCTGCCGGGCTCGCTGGAGAAGCTGTGCGAGTTGCTGTCCGTGCCCCGCGATTTGGCTAAAGACAAGGACGGCAAGAAGCTGATACACCTGTTCTGCAAGCCGCTGCCGAAGAACCGTAAGCTGCAACGCGCAACACGGGAGACGCACCCGGATGAGTGGTCAAGATTCATCGAATACGCCCGCCTCGATGTGGACGCAATGCGCGCCGTACTTGCGAGGCTTCCGCGATGGAACGACTGTGATGGTGAGCGGCTTCTTTGGCGGCTCGACCAGGACACTAATGACCTTGGCTTCCGAGTCGACACCGAACTCGCCGACGCCGCTATGCGCGCTTTTCGCCGAGCTGGAGGAGCTTTGGCCTCTTCTGCCGCCCGGATCACCGACGGAGACGTAACCTCCACGACGCAGCGCGCCCGGATGCTGGCATGGCTGTCCAAGGAGCGCGGCTTCGAGATCGGCAACCTCCAGGGCAAGACCGTGGAGAAGGTGCTGGAGGACACCACGCTGGACCCCGTGGTCCGCGAGCTGCTGGAGAACCGCAAGGAGGCCGCAGCCACCTCGCCGAGCAAGTACCAGGCGCTGCTGGGTTCTGTCTGTCGTGACGGGCGACTGCGCGGCACGATCCAGTATGCAGGCGCGGCGAGGACTCTTCGGGACTCGGGCAGAATCTACCAGCCGCAAAACCTGCCGCGGTGCCCCGACTGGTTCGGCGCCGAGGCGCAGGAAGCGACGGTTGCCGCGTTCAAGGCCGACTGCGAAGACCTGCTCTACGACGACGTAGTCGACCGCTGCTCCTACGCGATCCGGGGCTGCATCGTCGCTGAGCCAGGCAACAAGCTGGTCATTGCCGACTTGGCCAACATTGAGGGGCGTGTGCTGGCGTGGCTGGCCGGGGAGCACTGGAAGACAGAAGCGTTCAGCGCCTACGATCGCGGGGAGGGGCACGATCTCTACAAGATCACCGCCGGCCGCATCCTTGGCAAGAGCCCTGAGGATATCACCAAGGCCGAGCGGCAGAACCCAGGCAAGATTTCGGAGCTCGCCGGCGGCTACGGCGGCAGCGTAGGTGCTTACCGCAAGATGGGCGGCGCGGCGCTGGAGGCGATGAGCGATGACGAGATTCTCGGGATCGTGCGCCCGTGGCGCGGGGCGCACAAGGCAACGGTCAACTTCTGGTACGACCTCGAACGCGCGGCCCGCGCCGCCATCGAGAACCCGGACAAGGCCTACGTCGTGCGGCTGGTCCAGTTCGAGACGCGCCGCGACCCGGGCGGGACACCGTGGCTGCTGATGCGCAAGCCGAATGGCCGGTTCCTCTGCTACCGCAACCCGGCGATAGAGGATGGCGAGATCGGTTACGAGGGCACGAACCAATACACCCGCAAGTGGGAGCGCCTGCGCACCTACGGCGGGAAGCTGACGGAGAATCTTTGCCAGGCCGTCGCCCGCGATGTGTTCAAGACTGGCTCGCTGCGCGCCGCCGAGGCGGGCTACAGAATCGTGTTGCCGGTCCACGATGAAATCGTGGCCGAGGTGCCTGACAGCCCGGAGTGGAGCGCGGAGGGGCTGTCCGAGATCATGGCCCGCCCGATCAGTTGGGCCGCTGGCCTGCCCTTGGCGGCAGAGGGCTTCGAGAGCCGCCGTTACCGCAAGTGAGGAGAGACGACATGCACTACGAAGATGAGACTGAAGACCTGTTGGCCGGCTGCGGGGTTTGCCTTTTTTTGCTCCTGTTCTGCGTCGCGGCGTGGTGCGTGCTGGTCTACGCCGGCTACCACGCCGCTGCCTGGGTGTTTGGTTGATGGGCAAGCCTGAAGCCAAGATCGAGAGCTACCTGCGCCAGCAGGTCAAAGCCCACGGCGGCATGGTCAGGAAGCTGCGCTGGTTGGGTAGACGCGGTGCTGCTGACAACCTTGTTAGTTGGCAGTTCCCCGCCGTGGCGCTGGTGGAAGTGAAAGCAGAAGGCAAGGACATCGACCCGCGCAGCCAGCAGGCGCGCGACCTGCGGCGGATGCGCGAGGCGGGCTGGCCGGTCTATGTGGTGTCCTCGCGCGAACAGGTGGACGCGATGATTGTGGAGGTGAAGAGGTGAGCACGAAACGAAACTACCGCGACGAGACGATCACGTTCGAGTGCGACGGCTGCGGCGACGAGTTCGAGGCCAGCACCGACGAGTGGGCCGCCGCGCTGGCCGAGTTCAAGCGGAACGGCGGCGTCGCCCGTAAGGAGTGTTCCGAGTGGCTACACCTATGCGGGGAGTGTCAGTGAGCCGCCACTTCACCCCCCACGATTACCAGCAGGACATGATCGGGTGGATGACGAGCCACCGGCGGCCAGGCGTGTTCGCCAGCATGGGCTCGGGAAAAACGGTCTGCACGCTCACTGCGCTGGAGCACCTCAACCTCGTCGAGCCGGTCTACCCGGTGTTGATCCTCGCGCCGCTGCGTGTGGCGAACATGACATGGCCGGCAGAATCAGCGAAGTGGACCCACACCCGACACCTGCGCGTCTCGGCCATCGGCGGCCGCAAGAACCCCGCTGCCAGCGCCACCCGCGCCGACCGGATCAAAGCGCTGGAGACGCCCGCCGACATCTACACGATGCCTTACGACAGTCTCGACTGGCTGGTGGAGCACTGCGGCGACAACTGGCCGTTCCGCACCGTGGTCTGTGACGAGTTGAGCCGCCTGAAGTCCTACCGCACCCGGCAGGGCGGCAAGCGCGCCGCTGCGCTGGCCAAGGTGGCACATACCGACGTGCGCCGGCTGATAGGACTCACAGGCACCCCAGCGGCCAACGGCTTGCAGGACCTGTGGGGGCAAATTTTCTTCCTCGACAAGGGTGAGCGTCTCGGACGCAGCTACTCCGCCTTCACTGACCGCTGGTTCCGCACCGGCTGGGACGGCTTCTCGCTGGAGCCGATGGCCCACGCGCAACGCGAGATACAGGAGCGCCTCAGCGACATCTGCCTCACGGTGCAGGGCCTCGACGTGGAGGAGACGCAGGAGTGCCCGATATACGTCGACTTGCCGCCGGCGGCGCGCAAGCTCTACAAGGAGATGGAGCGCGACTTCTTCGCCACTATCGAGCGCGAGGGCGTGGACCAGGTGACAATCGAGGCGAGCAACGCTGCGGTAAAGTCCATGAAGCTGCTCCAGTTGGCCAGCGGGGCTATTTTCCGTGACGACAGCCGCGAGTGGGAGCACATCCACGACGAGAAGTTGACCGCGCTGGATAGCATCGCCGAGGAGGCCGCTGGCGGCCCGGTGCTGGTGTCGCGGCACTTCATGCACGATGAAGAGCGCATCCTGCGCCGCTTCAAGCAGGCGAAGGTTCTGGGCGCCGATCCCAAGGTGCTGGATGCGTGGAACCAAGGCCACGTTCCGATGCTGGTCGCTTTCGCCGGCAGTGCCGGACACGGACTCAACATGGCGGACGGCGGCAACATCCTCGCCGACTTCAGCCTGACCTGGAACCTGGAGCACTGGCAACAGATTATCGAGCGGATCGGCCCGATGCGGCAGAAGCAGGCCGGCTATGACCGCCCGGTGCTGCGATATCCTATCGTTGCGCGAGGCACCATAGACGAGGTCGTGCTGGAGCGGCTACAATCGAAACGAAGCGTGCAGGAGGTTCTGCTCGCGGCGCTTAAAGCAAGGAGAGTGTGATGGACGAAGACTATAAAACGTGCAACCTCCACCTAGCATCCGCCACGGGCTGCGGGATAGTGCTCCACGACCACGCCGAGGCCACGGTCGCCGCGCTTCAGCGGATCGTCGACAAGCTGAACGCAGGCACCAGCCCCGAGGACCTTGGGCGCGACGTGGAGCTGCTCGGGCGCATCATGGCCCGGCGGACTTAGCGCGGCCCCGTCAAGGGGTTCGCCAGCGCAGGGTAGCGCGTTCCGTCCGGGCCGACGATCTCGCCAGTAGCCGGGTCGACGCGGAATCCCGGCGGCAGGCCCGACGGAGGCGCAGCAGGCTTGCTGTAATCGGGCGTGATGATCTGGTCCGGCGCGGCGTTCATCGGCGCTTCGGGGTAGCGCGACGCGAGGTCTTGCAGACCTGCTTCCGGCGTCGGCGCGTCATAATACTGGCTGAGCGAAGCCGCCGTCTCGCCGATCTTCTGGCGCACGGTGGCTGCGTCGACAGTACCTCCAGCGGGCGTGCTGACGCTGCCGTCGGGGTTGACTTTGGCGCCCTGCCCGAAAGCGCCTGCGACCAGCAGGTTCTGGTCGAGTGGGCGGGGAGCAGAATACGGCGCAGGCTCGTCTTGCGCCGCTCGCCCGGCGGACCCAGCCAGCGTGCCGCCTGTGATAGCACTGCCTGCGCGGATCGGTGCGGCGAACTGGTCGTAGGCCGCAACCCCGCTACGAGCACGCTGCAAGTTCGCGAGAGCCGCCGACGGGTCGTTTCCGATCAGTTGCTCGGCCAGTTCGGCGGCGCGGCGTTCGACGCGGTTGTGGTGCCCCGGAAGGAACCGGCGTGCGCGGTTCCACACCGCCGGGCGAAGTGCCAGGCTGTGCGCGAGCGCATTCAGGCTGGAGCTTGGCGAGCCCGCCATGGTTTCGCCGACCGCAGCCAGCAGGTCGGTCCCCGACAGCGTCTTCTTGGCATCCATTGCGGCTTGTACGGCAGGCGCGCTTCGAGTGGCCGCGTCGGTGGCGAACATGTCCCCTTCCATACCGGCCTGCTTGGCGAAGGTGTCCGGGTCCACTCCGATCGCGCGCAGCTTGGCCCGTTGGTTCGGGGTGCCGACGACAACGTTGTAGGGGTTGGCGTCTTTGACGTTCAACACGGAATCACGTAGACTGGTGGCGAAACCCCGCCGGTAGTTCTCCAAACTGGCGTCGCGCAGGGCCTTTTCAGCGTCGTCGCCCACAGGCATCTTTTCAATCTCGCGCAAGGTGTTCTCGACCTGCGACATGCGCGTGTTCCCGCTGGCGGCCTGCATACCCGCCTTGAAGTAGTCCAGCGGCTTCACGTTCTTCGCGTAGGTCGCGCGTGCCACCTTATATTCCGGGTTGAGCGTGTCCAGTCGCGCGTCCAGTCGCGCCAGCAGAGCCTTGTGCCCGTTGAACGCTTTGGGCAGGCCTTTCACCGGGTCCCATGCATCCGTGATGATGTCGTTCAGCCGTTCCCGCACATTGTGCAAGGTTTCCCATGGCAGCACGCCTTGTGCCACAGTTTCACCATCGGCGTTGTCGGCCAGACCCGCTGCGTACGGGTCTTTACCCTCCGCTCGCATTTCGTCACGCACGCGGCGCATGGCGTCACGTGCGTACCTCTGCTCCAAAATCCGCTCCAAGGTGGCGTCCTGCACCGCAGGTTTGGAGAAAGCGGCGTCGTATTCAGGCCCGGCGGCAACCTGCGCGTTACTCCGTATGCCTTTCTCGAAGGTCTGCACGTCGTCGACCGCCGGCGCGACGTAGGCGTCGACTGCTTCGACTGTGCGGTCCGCTCGGCCACGGGTCCGGTCCGGGTAGGTCTTTTGCGCTGCCGCCGCTGCATCAGGCGATTCCCTCGCGGCACGGACAGCCAACTGCTGCGCGTGGGTGGAAGTGTCGGCCATGCCGTAAGGCAGCCCGAGGTCTATCGCTTCGCGCAGCTTCCGCTCCGCATCAGCGAGGTCACCGATATCGCCCACCACGGTCTCGTCTGCGTAACCGGGCTTGCCCGGTGCGCCGGAGAGGTACCTGCGGCCAAGAGCTTCCAGCGGCGGGGCGAGAACAGCACGCCCGGCCACGCTGCCAAGGGCTGCCGTGCCCGCGCCCATGGCTCCGCCGAATACACGGTTCTCCGGGTTTTCGGCAGCACCCTGTATGCCAGCGACCGCCGGCTCTATAGCCAACGCGGCTTCGAGGGCCGGGGCACCTAAACGCACTGCGCCTTTAGTCAGCGCCGACGTGAGGAGTGCGTAGCCCGCAACGTCGCCTCCGAGGGACGCCTTAGGTGAAAGCGTGCGCATGCGCCCCATGCTGAAACGCATGGCCTCTTCCTTGGCCGGGTCGAACACCCCTGCGATGTCCGGTGCGAGCCCGGCGGACAGACTGTTACCGAGAGCCATCACAGCGGCGGAATCGGGGGACTCCAGAACCCGCAAACCGCGCTTCTGCTCTTCGGACAGCGGCGTCTCGCGCGGCATTACGGTCGCGCCGCTCGGGCCAACTCCACCATTGTTCAGGAACTGGTCGCGATAGCGGATACTCGCCTGCAACTGCGCTTCGTCCAGGTGCGCAGGCGACCCAGTCGCTGAATACAGTTCTCGTGCGAGGTGTTGTATCTCCTCAGCAGACTTGCCTTGGTCAAAGGCTTGCTGAATCTGCGCGTTGATCCGCAGGTCAGTGTCCCGCGCATGCGTCTCATCGCCCACCTGTGCGGGAGCAGGGGCGTTGCCCTGCCGCCATACGTCCGGCATCCGGGGCATGGATGACAACCCATCGGGGCCGCCTTGTGGTCCCGAAGGATCGTTGGGCCGGAACGTAGGTAGAATCTCCGGGGTATCGCCGCGCAGGATCGCCTCCCGTTCCTCCGGCGGGATATGGATACCTTGTGCTTCGGCCATGGAGACGCGGAGTATCCCGTTCGTCAATTTGCCGACATCAGCGGGCTTGTGCCCCTGCAAGGTGGCGCGGGTAGTCCCGGTACGGGGGTCCGTTTCCTCCCAATACCGGGCCGCGCTTTCGGTTTCAGCTACCCGGCGCACCAGCGAGTCGAGCAGCACCTGCGCGCGTTCGAGGTTTGCCTTTTGGGGCAGCGCAGGATCGTAGCGCCGGGCGTAGACCAGCGCGGCTTCTTTCTGGGCGAACTGCGAATCCAGTTGAGCCTTGAGGTCTATGCTGTTTTCCACAGCGTCCTGCACGATCTTTGCGGCAGGGTTGACCATCGCGCGTATGCCCCCAATCGCGGGGGTCATCTTTACGCTGGGGCCGCTGATGTTCTGCTCCGTTTGGAGCATGTGGATGGCTTTTTGAAGCTCCGCGATCTGGCGGAAAGCGTTGGCCCGCTTTCCCGGCCAGTCAGGCAACACCGCCGCGAAAGTCTCATCCTGCTTCGTCTGCCCGGCGGTCAGCGGCGGTTTGCTGAGTTCCCGCCGCTTCGACGCATTTTCTAGCCGCAACTTCTCGACCTCTTCGGGGGTCTTGGCGCGCGTTGCTTCTGCGCTCGCGGTGCTCTGCGCTGCCGAAGCGTTGCTCTGCACGATATCCGCAGTGCCCTTGTCCCGGCGCTGCTGCTGCTCGGGAGTGGCAGGCGCCCGGTATTTGCCTTGTGTGAAGTCGATGGTCTGGGCCATTACCTGCCTCCAGGCTGAGTGCGGGCCTGCGCGACGATAGCTGTGGCCTTGTCGGCGGCTTGCGGAAACGCGCGGATGAAGCTGGACAGGTTTCCGTCGGTCGGATTTTGCGCCAAGTCGGTCCACGCCTTGTCGTTGGGCACACTGAGGACTTCGCCCGTGTAGGGGTCGCGCACTTCGCCCGGCAGCGGTGTCATGGCCAACCGAGTGGGTTTAGCCGCAGTCGGCGGCTTCAACCCCCGCGCCATGGCGTTGATGCTGGCGAGGTCGTAGGCCTGCCGCAGCCGGGCCAACTCGCTCTGCCGCGTGCTCTCGGCCTGTCGGGAGCCCTGCTTGTGCTGGATGAGCGCCTGAAACACATTACCCATGGTCTCGCCGAACGAGCCGTATTGCGTCGGCGACGCCAGAGCAGCGGCGATGCCGAGCCACTTCTCGCTCTCGCTGGGCCTGGTGCGCTCGAACGCCGCCTCGACGCCCTGCTCCTGCATCTGCTGGTTCCGCTCGATGCGAGCCATGAGCGCGGCAAGCCGCGCCTGGTAGTCGTCCTGTGCGGGCGCGCCGGGCACCGTGACCGGCGGGGCCGCGACCTGCCGTCCCGGCCCTACGGCGTTCTGCGCCTCTTGCTGCGCGCCGAGGTAGGTCTGGCCGTCCCAGGTGCCCGGCAGCGGCGCCGGGGACTGGCCCATGCGGACCGCCGCGCCCTGCGCACGCGCGGCTTGCAGCAGTTCCGCAGCGCGGTCGTAGGTATCCGCTCCGAGCGGCTGCTGGCTGTCCGCGTTCTGCGAAGGGAGGACAGCCAGCGCAGGGAGTTCATCGTCCTCTTCAGGGTCCATGGATCAGCTCCCCAGCGCCTTGATGGCCGCCACGCCCGAAGCCAGCGTCGCCGCCGTCGAGGGCGCGCTGCCTGCCTGTGTCTGCTGCTGCCAGCCGACCTGCCCGACAGGGACGGCGGGCGACACGCCCTGCAACGTCTGCGCGGACTGGTTGATCTGCTGCTGCGGATAGTTCTGCTGGTTCAGGAAGTCCTGGTAGGCCATCGACAGGCCCTGCTGAGTCTGCGCCTGCTGTTGCTGCCCGGCAGCGTTGAGCGCGCTGGCTCCGGTGAGCCCCATCGTCTGCGCCTGTCCACCCTGCTGCCCGAGTAGCTGCCCGGCGGCAAGCTGCGCCTGCGTGTCGGCCTGCTGCTGCTGTGCAGCCTGCTGCGCGATCTGGGCGTTCAGCGCAGCGGTCTGCTGCGCCAGCGCGCCCTGCGTCGCGCCGACGTTGGCCGCGACGTTGGCGGCCGCCACGCTGTTCGACGCCTGCTGTCCACCGATGCTGCCGGCGGTCGCGCCAAGCTGCCCGTAGCGGTCAAGGTCGCTTTGCATCGCTGCCTGCGAGCTCTTGTAGGCATCGGCCAACGCGGAGAGCTGCTGGTTGGCCACACCCTCCTGCACATCGCGCAGCGCGCGGGCCGTGTCGGTATACATACCCGAGGGGGTGCTGGAGCCACTGCGCGGGCCGAAGCCAAGTTGCCCGGCGGTGACGTACTTGCTCAGCACGCCCGGCATGAGTTGCTCGCGCAGGGTGCGCGCTCCAAGCTCGCCGTAGCGGTTGATGACGTGCTCGATGTAAGGGTTCAGGTAGGCGTTCGGGTCTGAGACGTTGCCGGATGCCCGGTCAAGGAACGGCTGTGCGTAGTTCCAGCCAGTGGCCTGCGTGCCCGCCGAAGCGAGGTTGGACGCCTGCCCCAGCGCGCCGGAAGCCGCCTGCCCCGGGTTGATGGCCAGCGCCGCCTGCCGGTAGGGATCGGCGACCGACAGCGACTTCTGCCCGAGAGTGTCGGCGGTGGCCAGCGTGCCGAGCGCCAGCGCGGGCTGGTAGGCCCCGGAGGCGTCGCGCGTCGCGTCGTAGGAGGCCAGCGTGTCCGCCGTCGGGTCCGCAAGCCGCTGGTTCAGGTAAGGCGTGTAGGGACGCGCCGCGACCGCCTGCTGGTTGGCGATGATGTCCTGCGCGTAGTTGGTGTACCACTCCGGCAGGACCGTCTGGGATACCGAGGCGGTTGTTACTGGCTTGGCGGCCATCAGACGCTACCCCCGCGCAGATAGTGCTCAGGCGACTTGGCTTTGGCGGCGAACCGGCCACGCGCCATGTTGCGGCCTTTGTGCTTGCGCAGGTTCACCCGCAGCCGGTCGAGCGCTTCCGCGCCCGCCTTGCTCGATCCGTCGCCGAGCAGCGCGACGGTGTCGGCGTCGATGACGTATTCGCCATCGGACAGCATCGCCGGGATGTCGTCGCTGCGCCCGGTGCCAGGTCCTTTGACCGCGAACGACGCACGGCCGCCCTTGGCGTAATTGAAGAAGCGCTGCTCGGGCCGGCCGCCGTATGCCTGCATCTCGCTCTGCGCGATAGAGGACTGCGGGTTGGCTCCGAGGTTGCTGTACATGCCGCGAGCCGCCGGCAGTCCGCCCTTGAACGTCGGTTGCAGCTTCGCGCCGACAAGTTGGTCGGCGTTCATGCCCGGATCGATACCGCCGCTCTGATCGTCCTTACTGCGCAGCAACTCGCTCAGCGCGAGGCCGGTGAGGCCGATCCCGGCCCATGTCGGCAGGCCCTTGATGCCGAGGAAGTCGCGGCTCAGGAAGCCTGGCTTCTTTTGCGGGACGCCGGATTGGCCTTCGGAGGGCATGAGAGCTGGGTTCACCGTGGCGGAGGACGCCTGCGCGAGCCTGTCCGCGCCAAGATTGGAGCTAGCCGTAGGTGCCGCAGGCTTCGCGGAGAAATCGCTCGCCTTGGCAGCGGAAGCCGCAACGGGGCTGCCCGCCGCGGTTCCCAACTTGTTGGCGGCTGTCGTCGGGGCAGGCGCGCCTTTCTGGCCGCCGCTGGCTCCGCCCAGCGCGCCCTGCACCGCGCCGGTGAGCGGGTCGCCGCCCTGCAAGGCGGACATGCCGCCGTTGAGCAGCGCGCCGCCAACGACAGACCCCGCCGTGCCTGACAGGCCGAGCGCGCCGCCAATGGCGGGGCCAACGCCGGGGATCAACATCGCAGCGATCGGTAGCAGCTTCTTCAGGAAGCCGAACAGGAACTCGGGCTGGCCGGTCTCCGGGTTGGTGGTGGGGTCGCCCCACATCTCCTTCATCTGGCGGAACTCGACATCGTTGACATGCACGATGTGCTCGTCCGCGCCGCGCCCGGCCTTCCTGACGCTTTCGGCCTTGGCGACCATGCCGCCCTTGGCGTAATGCTGCGGCGCAGCATAGCGCAGCACGACCGGGAAGGTCTCGCCTTCGCCGGAAGGGTTCACGCCGGTCGGTTTAGCGGAGAGGGGATCGTCGTAGCGGAACAGCCGCGAACCAGTTGCTGACATCAAACCGTCCCTTCCAACATCGGATACGCGCGCATGGCCCATTCGCGCCAATCCGAGAACTGATATGGGTCAGGGAGGGCGCGCTGCGCCATGGAGGGCGCGCGGACAAATCCCACCGCGTAATCCTGCCACTTGTCCGGGTCTTGCAAAGCGCCGAAAGCCCAGACATCCGGCACGGCCAGTAATAGCGCATCCATGTATTGCTGTATAGTCAGGCCGCGCGGATCGATCATGTCTCTTCACTATCCTCCACGGCACCAAGCAGCATACCGTCGCCGGGCTGCACATGCACAAGGGTCTGGCCCATCTGGTAGTCGCCGCCGATAGTGTTGCTCTCGAACAGGAACCGCAGCTCCCGGCGCTGCTCCTTGAAGTAGACCACCTGCTCCTCGGGCGTCGTCGGCGTCTCGACGAAAGTCTTGATCGGCCCGCTCACCTCGCCGGCGCGGCTGTTCGCGCGGCCCTTGATCCGCACGGTCATGTCGCCGGACTGCACGAAGTCGGGCTCCATGCACTCTACCCCCACGGTGCGGTTCTGCCCGGAGAGCGACGGCAGCGAGATGTCCGAGGTCTCGAAATAGCTCTGGATCGGCGAGATGTCCGTCCCGTCGATCTCGTCGACGCCGACCTCGTGGACCCAGAACTTGTAGGGCCGCGTCCACGCCAGCGTGAAAGTCGCGTTGTCGTTGCCGGGGCCGACCACCCCCGCCGGGTTGGACGGGACCGTGGTGTAGCGCCCGGCGTTACTGATCGTGACCCCGGTGATGACGCCCAGCGCGACCGTGGCCACGGTGATCTGCGCCGTTATACTGCCGTTGCCTCCAACGATGTCGAGCACGTCGCCCACGGTGTAGCCGGTGCCGCCACCGACGAGGGTAACGCCGGTCAGGTTATAGTCCTGCTGCTCGACGCCGCTCATCAGGGGCTTCTGGAACGTTAGTGCAGACAGCGCCGCGCCGCGCCCCTCGCCCGGCAGCGCGGTGTCGTACCAGGTGTTCTCGCGCACGTTGTAGATGATCGCGTGGTTCGGCTCCGTGCTGTCGCCACGCGGGAAGCACCACCAGATTTCACCGTAGCGCGGAATCTTGAAGGCGTAGATGCGCTGGCGGTAGGCGTAGTTGAGCTCATCGAAGAAGAAGTTGAGGTTCATGTCGTTCGGAAGTTCCTTCACGACGCCGTTGAACATCAGGAAGCGATCTCGTCCGAGCCAGTAGAAAATACCGTCGTAGTCTACCACCGAATTCGAGGCGAGAATGGACATCTGCGTCGCGAGAGTGTCGAACTGGAAGACCTGCGTGCCGCCGACATACGACATGCGGATCAGGCTATCGGCGGACCACAGCAGGCCCGAGGGGCTGTAGCCGGGACCGCCGCGCATCGGCATGCCGCGCACGATCTTCTGCCCGGTGACGTAGGCGCTGCCCGCGCCCGCGACGGTGAAGTCGGTGAAGTCCGGCGACCACATGACGAACCCGTCGTTGCCGAAGCCGACAGTGTAGGGGTGCAGCGATACGATGCCGCCGGACAGGCTGTAGCCTGCCGGGAACGTCGTGGTCTCGGTCAGCGCCGAGAGGCCGAACATGAGCCCGTGGAACAACTCGCCCTGCGTCGCGCTGCATATGCACTCGCCGTTCGGTGCGGCGTGCGCCAGCAGGTTCAGGTTCGAGCCGTCGTGCTCGGCATCGAACGTCCATATGGTGTTGGCGTTGGCAGTGAGCCCCGCCGGGGTGCGGTTGGTGATAACGCTGGTGTTGTAGCTGTTGTCGATGACGAACCGCTCGACCGCAGCCGCTGACCCAGCGTGGATGTAGGTCAGGTCGTCCTGCATATACTCGTAAAGCGAGCGCGGGAGCGCCTGGAGATACTTGTTGATCGAGCGGTAGCCGCCCATCTTGCGCGGGTTGCCGCGTTGGAACCGGCACCACTGTGCGTCGACGTAATTGTCGCCTTCGAGGCGGGTGCCGTCCCGCTTCACGCCGGGCGCCGACTTGAGGACGATGACTTCAGTGCTCACGGCCTGTTCCTGCAAAAGTCCATGAAACCGCTGCCGTTCTTCACGGTGTAGGTGATGATGATCGCACCTTGCGCGCCGTCGCCGCCGGTGCTCGTGCCGCCACTGTTGTACCCGCCACCACCGCCACCCGCGCCGTAGAGCCCACCAGCGCCGCCATTGTTGCCTGCCCCAGGGCCGCTGCCGCCACCACCGCCACCGCCTGAGCCGGCCGTGCCGCCGGCGGTGACGCTGTATTCCGTGCCCGCGCCGCCTGCGCCGCCTATGTAGCCGGTTCCTGTGACGACATCCGCGCCGCCGCCACCGCCGCCGTTCGCCCCGGCACTCGGCGGCGCTCCGTTCGCTCCGCCTGCACCGCCTGAGTAGTTCAGGCCGCCTGCACCACCTGTCGCGCTGCTGGTGCCGCCCGCCGAAGCTCCATTGGCCCCCGCGCCGCCTACACCGCCGCCACCGCCACCGGAACCGGAGAACAGCGAGCCGGTAGTCCCGCCGTTGCCTCCGGCGTAGCCCCCGCCGAGATCGCTGCCGGCCGATCCGCCGCCGCCGCCGGAGCCACGGCTACCTCCGCCGGGGCTCCCGCCTGCGCCGCCTGAATACTTGGTGGTGCCGACGGAAGTCGCGGACAGGCCGCCGGTCTGGTTGACAGCACCCTTAGCGAGCGCGCCATTGGCGGTCGATGCGGGCGCACTGTTGGCCGCTTTGTTGATCCAGGTGTCCCCGCCCGAGGAGGGCAGGTTGGGCGCGTTCTGCCCGGCGCCGCCGGTGCCGATGCTGACATAGCACAGGCTGACGCCGCGCAGGGATACTGCCGAGGAGGCCCACGCACCGCCGCCACCGCCGGCGGCAGACCAGTCCGTCGGGTCTGTGCTGCTGCCCCCGCCACCGCCACCGATGCACACCACGGTGACATCGGTGAACGGATCAAGGTCGGCAGGAACCGTCCACGTCGTGCCGGAAGTAACGAGAACCGTCTTGGTCGCCAACTCAGACCTCCTCGGTGATAGCGGTTATGTCCCAGCGCGACGTGTTGGCATTGTAGATCGCGCCGATGTAAAGCGCCTTGTTGGCCGTCGTCGCGATGGTCCAGTTCGAGCCGGATACCGTGAACCCGCCGACGCAGGGCTGGAACGACTTGGACGAGCCGCCGGTGAAAGTGATCGTGCGGGTGGTGCCGTTGTCCTCGACGCGGAACACGATGCGCTGGCCGTCGGTAGGCGTGCCTGCGTCGGCGCTGATGGTGAACGCGCCGCTCTGCGCCGTCGCGCAATACTGGTCGTAGTTGTCGCTGTTCCATGCCAGCGGGGAGCCGATGCTCGCTGTCGACGACACGCGCGCCGTGATGCGCTTGTTGGTGAGGGTCTGCGTTGCTGTGACACCGACGAACCCGCCGGTCGGCGGCGCGGTATCCACCAGCGCGCCGGCACCGTTGCCGACGAGGTAGTTGCCCGCCGTGACGGTCGTCAGGCCAGTGCCGCCGTTACCCACGGCCAGCGTGCCGCTGATATGTGTCGTCAGCCCGATCTTGCCCCACGCGGGGGCCGTGGTGACGCCGCCGGAGATCAGCGCGTTGCCTGTCGCCACGTCGGCCAGCTTGGATAGCGCGGTCGCGCCCGAGGCGTAGAGCAGGTCGCCAACCGAGTAGGAGACAATGCCGGTGCCGCCGTCCGAGGCGTTGATCGGCAGCGAGACGCCTGCCGTCGCGGCGTTCACCACGTCGGTGCCGTCGCAGTAGTAGATGCCGCGCGAGCCTTGCGAGATCGTCACGGCGACGCCGCTAGCGGTGTTCAGGTCGAGGTTGAAGCTGCCGGTGGTGTCGTTGTCGACCCAGTATTGCTGGACCGTCGGCGGCACGATCACTTCCACGTCGTTGGAGAGCACACCGATGAACTTGTAGGCGATCCGGTTGAGTTCGGCCCCCGCCAGCGTGTAGGTTGCGCCTGCGCCGGTGAGGTCGATCGAGGTGTAATCGAACGCGAAGACCGCCTGCTGCCCAAGGCCGAGCGTGAACCACTCCAGCGCATCCGTCGTCAGCGACACGCTGTCGCCCGGGCGCAACACCAGCGTCGTTGCCCCGTCGATGGTCTCCGCGCCGCTGGCGTCCAGCGTCATGTCGCCGCCACCGTCGTTGTGGAACGACACGAGGTAGTTGTTGCCCGCCGTAGCGGCTGCCAGCAGGTTGACCGTGCAGGCCCCGGTGCCGGTCCAGACCAGCATGGACGCGCGGTCGGTGGCGAGCAGGGTGCGCGGTGACGAGTTGAACGTCGTGACCGGCGTGGATTGCGACAATTGGTTACTGGTGACGGTGATGCCGTAGCCAGCCAGCGCCGACGCCTGCACCGTAGCGGTGGACGCGCCATACTGCACGACCTCCCAGGCACCCGCCGCCGTAGCGACGCTGGTCAACCACACCTGCCACTGCTCGCCGACGGCGACTGTGGCTACCGCTCCGCCGGCGTTGTCGAGGATGTCGAACGAGTCGGAACTGCCAGATACGTTGTTGAACAGGATCGTCTCGCCGGTCGATGCCTGCGTGGCGTCCGGCAACACAATGTCGTGTGTCCCGCCCGAGGTTGTCACGTCGATGATTCGCGCCGCCGGGTAGGTTGGGCTGTTGCTCTCCAGCGGCCATTCAAGTTCGATGTTGGCGCTCAGCGCGACGGCGAGGTAGCTCGGGTCCGCCGCGTAGATGGTCGTGCCGCCGAACACAGATGAATATGACATCTATCAGGTCTCCTTGCGCACGGCAGCGCGGTCGAGAATACGGCCAAGGTCTTCGCCATTGGCGATTGCGGCCGCGCGGTCGTACATCTGCTGCCACGTCGGAATGCGCTCGTCATTCTTGAGGAACGGAGCGGCCTCCAGCAGTGTGCCGTAGAGCAGCAGTTGCGGTGCGTAGTCGGTGAGCCAGTTGGTCTGGTTTGTGTCATCGAGCAGCGGCAGGAGTTCGTAATAGGCGAACTCGGCTGGGTATTCCGCGTCCGGCGTCGGGGCGATGAGCCAGTGCTGGTAGTCGTAGTCGCTGTAGAACAGCGGCTGGTCGGTGCTGGCCTCGTTGGGCCAGTAGGACCGCAGGTACTCGTAACTGCGCGGGTAGAGCACCGTCCGGTTCGTGAAGGTCGCCCCGGTGCCGATGTTGACCGACACCGTATCGCGCCAGCGGTCGGGCTTGGCGTAAACCGACTGACCGACGACCAACGTCGTCGTGACGTAGTTCTGGAAGCCGAGAATCTTGAGTTCGGCAGCCGCCCGGCGCTCGGCCAGATTTATGAGCCGGGGTATCTGGTCGTAGACGACAGGGTCCGTGGTCGCGGAACCGCCCCGCTCCAGATACCGGCGAACGTCCTGTTTGAGCGTTTCGTAGGTTGTCGTGGTGGGCAACGGCTCCGCTCCCTCGCTGTGATGGGCAACCCCGCTATATCATCTTTCCGGCGCTTTGACAGCATCCTCCCACGCCTGCCCCATCAACCAGTGCCGGGCGGCGCAGGAGGCGTAGGACGCCATGATGTCGCTCTCCCAGATGGCGCGGTCAGGGTCCAGCAACGGGCTGGGGATCGGCGGCAGGCTCGCGCATGGCTGCTTCAAGTTGGCCGGCGGCGGCGGCATTGGCACGTTGACGTGCGTCCGCGAGCAGGCGGACAAGATCAGGAGGCACGGCGCACTCCACAGGAACCTGGACATTGCGGTATATCTCCCGAATCGTGTCGCGGCGCTCAACGGCTGCTGGCGCCTCCACGGCACGGAATTGCTCGAACTTCTCGGATGCGCGTCCGATGATGCGCTCCATGTGCTCTTCCTGCTTGTCGCCTCGGGCAACGGCGGCCAGTGTGTCGCTGTCTGCCTTCCAGTCGCGCACGGACCAACCCGTGAACAGCCCGAGCAGAAGCGCCCCTGCGGCTGCGTAGAGCCCGATTGACTTCAGGGGGTTGATGATGGCTTGTCTCCCGGTTGCGTGGGGCCGCCCCGAGAGGCGGCCCCAGCGGTGTCTGCGGCTTAGGCGGACTTCCGCTTGGTCAGCACAGACCACACTGCTGTCGCCACGGCCATGCCCGCAGCCACAACCGCAGCTACGCTCTCCGCGCCGATCCAGCCTTTGCCGGCTGCGTAGGCCACCACCGGACCGAGGACCGCACGGACGATGCCTCCGATTTCTTCTGTAGTCATTATCGTTCTCCTGTTGCTCAAACCGTCCCATCGATCAACAGGTAGGGGACGACTACCTTGCGCCAGTTGGCCTTGTCGATCCGCTTCACAAGGTCGTGAACGCTGGCGATGAAGTCGGCATATTGCGACGGGTGGACCGTCTGGCAGCCCTCGCTGCTGGTGGTGCCGAAGCCGCCGCGATGGATGTTGATACCGAAGTGGCCGGTGTCGGGGTAGGGCGGGTCGCCGTCGCGGATCACCGTCACCGGACCGCCCGTCTGCACAAGGGCTTCATACTTGCCCTTGTGCAGGCCGCATTGGTGCGCCTGGTAGAAGCCGGGCTTGAGCGAGGCCATGCCCTTGCCCGCGCCGGTGCCCCGGCCCTTGCGATAGGCGGAAGGATCGGTGTTGCCGTTGAAGGCGGCGAAGAAGCCGGGAGCGTCGATGAAAATCGCGTCGTCATAGATGCCCCGGTCGTTCTTGCCGGGCGCGCCCATGGCGTCCTCGTAATACCCGCGAATGCCGACGATCAGCAGCGGATGGTCGGCGATGTTCACCCCGGCGGCGGCGATCTTGGCGCGAAGCTCGTCGTGCTTCATCTGCGGGCGGGACTTGGGAACCATGGCCATGCTGCCTCTCCTTCGGCGGGGCTAATCCGTCATCTTCAACTCGCAAGGGAGCGGGATTTTCGCCTGCGTCGTTATACGGTCCAACGTCCGCACAGCGCAACCCATGAACTCGGTGCGGGCTTTCAGTTGCAATTCAGCCCGCTTCAGGCGGTCGTCCAGCCGTTCAATCTGGTGCTGCATCGTCATTTGCCCGGTGAGATACCCGCTCCACATGGCTACGCCGCCGGCCATCACGGCCCACAGGTTTTTCTCCAGAAAACCAACCAGGCCGCCGCGGGCCGCTGTCACCGAATACCTGCGCCAGCAACCAGTACGCCGAGCCGAGGCCAGCACCAATGTAGAACAGCTTTTCCAACATCGGCGACACCCCAAGCTGTGAGCAGAGTGAATTGCACCCACCCGGTTACTGTATTCGACTGGTAGTACGCATGCTCGTTCCCGGGAGTATGCGAGACCAGAAAACCAACGTGAAACATGACGAGTAAAGCGAAACACGCCCCTACAGCGCGCTGCGCGAAACCTGTAGGTCTGCGCAGCACAATAGCCCCGGCGACGGCATCGATAACTATGTAGGTCGGGATGTCCATGGGCGGCAGAAGCCACGGAACGACGCCCGCGCCCATCAACGCCAGCCACGTCCGCCCCTTCGTCCACGAGTTCATCAGCGGCAAAAGCAGAAGCATGGCTATGTGCCAGACGGTCACGCGCGCGGCCTCGGACGGTTAGGCGACGTGGGCTTCGGCTTGGGGCGAGGAAGTGAGGGTGGCATGTGGTCCTCCAACGCTATTCGAGGTTTTCGAGCTTGTAGATAGCAGAAAGATAGACGCCGGTCACGCTGTCGATGAGGTTGGCGATCGCGCGGTTCCCTCCGCACAGGGCGTCGTGGTTCTGCTCGATCCACTCCGCGTTGGCCTTGAGCAGCGGCAGCGCGTCGGCGTGCGCGGTATCCGGCGCCGGGATCGCGCCGATGATGCCGTTGACCGCCTGATGCGCCTCGACCAGCGCGTCCAGCGCGCCGACGATGTCGTCGTAGAACGACCCCAGCGCCATGTGCCGTGCGTAGCTGCCTTTGCCCTTGGCGGTCCAGTGCAGGAAGTGGGCGACGTTGCGTGCGTAGAACACGCGGGAGATGAGTTGCTCGATCATAGGCTCAGTCCGTCAGCGGCACGTCGGGCCGGGGGTTGCGCAGCGTGATGTCCTCAGTCTGGCGAGGCGGCAGTCGCCACGGGTCGAACACGTCGAGGTCTTTGCGGCACACCATCAGGCCTGGTGCGTTCGGGTCGGGGTAAAGGTCGTCGAGCGACATCTTGATGCTGCACCGGCCGCAAATGCCGATGCCGTAGGTGGACTTGCCGGTCGGATCGAGCCAGATGCTCATGCCGTGTACCCCGAGATGTCCGGCGCCAGCATGAACGGGCTGTCGTCGGCGTTGCTTTGCCATGCCGCGTCGAGCGCCGCCGCCGCACGGGCCGCGACCGGAGCCATCATGGCCGGGTCGACCTCGATGATCTCGCAGGCCAGCCGGTCGGCCAGGGACCACACGATGGCGTCATACCACCGCTGCGGCACCTCTATCTCTTGAGTCAAGGTGCCCACGTCCATGATGTGCCGCGTCGCCCAGACCACCACTTGCGAGGTCGTCGCCTCAGCGTTCGGGACTGGCCACAGCCGCATGACCGGGGACGCGGCTTGCCGGTCAAGCCAGTATTGGAGGGGCCGGTTGCTCGTGAAGCTCTTGTTCGGCAGCGTCGTGTAGTTGTCGACGTTGATCCGCCCCATCGGAATCTCGCTGGGGTTGTTGCCGGTATAGATGGTGTCGAAGTCGAGCGTGCCGCTGGTAGCGCGGACCCGAAAGTATCGCGACGCGACAGACTGCACCATGTCGAACCACGTCCAGTCGCCCGCGATAGCGTCAGGAGTGTCGGTCTGTATCACCGTCCACGTCGCGTTGTCGTCGCTGCGCGCGAACTCCAGCGGCGCGGAAGCCGCGCTCCACGCCACCCCCACCGTAACCACGGACGTGTCGTCGGTGAAGTCTATAACGCGCGCGGTGGCGCTGTCTGTGTTGGTGCCTGTCACTTCCGTCGTGGTGCGCAGGTTGGCGCTCAACAGGTCGATGGTGCCCTCGAAAGTGGCGATGAACCCGACCCCCTCGTAGAGCGGGTAGATGGACTTCTGGTTGCACCACGAGGGGGCGCCCTGCACCGCGAGTTCCGATAGCAGCAGGTAAAGCGCGTCGGTCGCCGTGACGATGTATTCTGCGCTGATAAGCTGCGGCGGGATGCGACACCGCCGGAACGCATGGTCGATGACCTTGCGCGTATCGAACGTGGTTTGCGATACAGTGCCGGAATACGCCATGGGTCTATCTCCACCGCCTTATTGCCACGCCGGAGGCGTATCTGGCAAGGTTTACTCTAATCCTGCGGCACCAGCGCAGAGCGCGGTGTCTGCGCCACCGGCATAGGGCCGCGTGAGATAACCGGGTCGGCAGGCATCGGGTCGCGGCCCTCCACAGGCACCCGCATCGCCGCCCTCGCGGTATTTGGCCCCGGCGCCATGCCGAGGCGAGGATACGTGTTCGACACGCCCCGCCGCCTCGTCTCTACCCGGTACTCCACCGAGACAGCGCTCTGCAACGTGCCACCTAGCACGAAGGCTAGTGAAGTTTCACCAGTCACCGCCGTGTAGCTGCCGCCGCTCAGCGTCCCTGTCAGGGCGAAAGTCAGACTCGTAGCCCCGGTCAACCCTACTGGAGCATCGGTCAAATCTCCCGTCAGCGCGAACGTAAGCGCCGTAGCTCCGAGCAGCACCCCAGTTCCGTCGAGCGTGCCGTTCGCTGCAAATGCGAGGGTGGTAGCGCCTGAGAGCAGGCCTACGCCTGACAGCGCCCCGTTAGAAGCGAATGTGAGGTTGGTAGCGCCTGAGAGCGCGCCTACGCCTGACAGCGTCCCGTTAGGAGCGAATGTGAGGGTGGTAGCGCCGGTCAACACTCCGGTCCCGCCCAGCGTGCCGCTTGGTGCAAACACGAGGGTGGTGACGCCCGTGACCAATCCAACCCCGGATATGGTTCCGCTTGGCGCAAACACGAGGGTGGTGACGCCCGTGACCAATCCAACCCCGGATATGGTTCCGCTGGGTGTAAAGGCCAGGGTGGTGGCGCCCGAGAGCACGCCCGTGCCGGATAGTGTGCCGCTCGACGCAAACGTTAGCGCCGTAGTTCCGGTTATGTCGTTGCCTGACGGCGGCGTGATAAACTCTACGCCTAGCCAGCCTCCGCGGTAGGCGTCCTCGTCGAACCAGCCTCCGGCTAACGCATCGGCGCCAAAGAAGCCTTGGCCGGACATCGCCGGCTACCAACTATAGACGATACAGTAGCCCGGCCCGCCCGCGCCGCCGTTACCGCCAAGACCGGGGTTCATGCCGACACCACCGCCTCCGCCGCCGCCACCACCAGTGCCGCCTGCGCCGCCGTCGCCGGCATTGGTTGCTGCGGTAACAGTTGTCCCGCCACCGCCGCCGCCGTGCCCGCCGCGTCCGCTGTTGCCGTTGCCGCCCGCACTACCCGCCGTGGGTGCCGCCCCGTCGGTCCCGACGGCCCCGCCGCCACCGGCGGTGTATGAACCGGACTTTCCACCCGCGCCGCCTGCAACGGTGCTCGGCGTAGCGCTGTGCGATCCTCCCGCCCCGCCGCCGCCGCCACCGCGCCGCGAAGAGCCGCCAAGCGAACTTGCTACCGGCGGGTTGGCGCTGCCAGCCCCGGCCCCGCCGCCAAATTCCGCGTTACCTGTAGTCGATACCGCGACAGTTCCGGTTACGCCTTGGCCCCCAGTCCCGTTGGTTGCGGCAGTGGGAAGCCCGCCCGCGCCTCCCGTGGTGGACCCGA